GACGCGCCCAGTCGACACGGACGCGCATGCCGTAGTCGTCGAGGGACTCTTCGTTGCCGGTCAGGGTGCCGGAGCCGACGCCGGTTCCACGCGCCTTGGACAGGAGCGGGATGTTGACTTCCTCGCCGCCGTCCTTGAGGTCGTTGAAGACACGGATGATGGAATCCATGTCCGCGCCCTGGTAGGGGGAGAACCGATTGTCCCTCCACCATTCGACGATGAAATCGTTGCGGTACTTGACGAGCTTGTTGTTGCTCTGGGGTTCGGAGAGTGCCATGGGAGTGGCCCTTTCAGGTCACGCCCGCAGGCGGGCTTCAGCCGCGCTTGCGGGTAAGATTGCCGAAGATCTCCGCGTCCGAACCGCCGAGGTCGCCAAGGGTCTGGCGGCTGCCCCCTCCGGGGGCGCGGTTCAGGGACGGGAGAGCGGTGACATTTTCGGAGGAACGTGCGGCGGTGCCGCCCCGGGCTTCGGCTTCCATCGCGGCCATGAACTCCTTGCGGAACTCAGGGTCGGCCATGAGCTGCGACCGATGGTTCTTCTTGAACCCATCGATGTCGTCGCCCACCTCGGTCCTTGCGCGATGCCGGCTGTGCCACTTGAGCAAGGCCTTGGCGGGGTTGACCGCCGCCTTGATCTCGTTGGCTGCCTGCTTGTCGCCAGAGTCCTCGAGGGCCTTGAACGCGCCATCCACGGCCTCCTGGCCGTGCTGGTCGATGGCGATGTCGAAGGCGAGGTTGACCGTCGCTTGGCGGGCTAGTTCCGCCGCGGACTCGACGCGCGTGCCGACACTCTGCTCGAGATAGTCGGCATAGGCTTCCGGGTCGTATGCAGGATCGGGACGCTGCGGGGCCTGCTGCTGCTGCAACTGGCGCTGATGCGCTTCCCAGCGCCGTTCGGCCTCAAGTGCGCGCCTCTCGGCGGCCTCGGCCTTGGCGGCGATCTGGTCGCGCTCCTCGCGGATTTCCCTCAGGCGCCAGGCCGGGACGCGCCCGCCTTCGCCTTCGTCGGGGTCCGCCGCCTTCGGCGCTTCCGAGGCCCTGTCGGCTTCGGACTTGAAGCGCCCGCGCTCGTCGCGCGACTGGCTCGCCTCGCTCTCGGTTGCCGCCTGTGGCTCGCTGGCCGGCTCGGAAGCCGGTTCGGAGGGGATGGAGGCGAGAGCTTCGGAAAGGCCATCGTTGACGGAATCGAGGTCCGCGTCCTGCATGAGAACGTTCCTTCACAAGTTTCGTTTGTGGGACGAGACGCGCATTTCGCTGCGCGTGGCGGAGCGCCTGTGTCGTCGGCGCGTACGAGGCAGTTCGGCTCGTGTCGTGAGCCCTACGGGGTAGGCTAGTCTGACTGGCCGCGAGCGGGAGACGGCACGATGCCGGCCACGCCACGGGGTTCGATGGGGTCGTACAGGGGTTCCGGCGTGTCGGCCGCTTCCGCCATCCACCAAGGGATTGGCTTGCCGGCCTTCGCCGCTTGCTCCCGCCAAGATCGGCTGGCGGAGAGGTAGTCCATTCGGATCATCACGTCGCGCGGACCGCGCCGTCCGGCGAGATCGGGTAGTAGAAGCAGTAGAACGTGATCGAGCCGGTCGTCAGGCTGTTGGTGGCGATCGTCGCGATGATCGGCGTCGGCCCCTGCAGAACGCCGGTCAGGGCGCCCGCGGTCAGAACCTCACCAAGCAGCGTCGGGGAGCTGTCGCCGGCCCAGACGGTGTTGGCCGCCGGGAAGTTGGTGCCGTTGATGGTCGACTGTGCGAGATAGCACGCCGTGTTGCCCGAAATGCCAACCGCGAGGGTGCCGGTGCTCGACGTGGAGGCGAGCGCGGCGCCGGAGATGGCGTAGACCTGAGCGAGTACCGTGCCAACGACGGTGAAGAGGCTGTAGGGCGATGCCGCGGTCGTCAACACGGACACGGCCGGGATCGCCTTGGAGACGATCTGCGGCAGCGCCATGAGACGGGCAGCGGGGATTTCAGCGGGGATGGAGGGGAAGCCGCGCAGGGCGGCGCTCTCCTGTTCTGCAAGAGTAGGCATGGCAGTTTCCTTTCAGCGTTGTCGGCGTCACCCCGCCGAAGGGTGCGAGGTGCACCGCCTCAAGGGCGGATGGTTGGTGTCAGGGGTGGGGCGGGCTAGGTCCAACCGTGCTCACGGCAAAGCCGAAGGTATTCGGCGACGGTCATGTATCCGGCATCCGCGAGCGCGCGGGCAGTGTCGCGGTCCAGCATCATATCGTCACCTCCACATCGCGGTACTTCGCGAATACACCTTTCACCCCCATGTGGAGATAGGCGTTCCTTGAGGTGACATCAGCAACGGTGCAGGAATAGGGGGTGCCATCGAGGCGAGCGAAGGTAAGTTGCGTCGGTGTTACTGTAATCCGCATCGTTGCCTCGTCTCTGTCCGATAGGGGGACAGCCTCAGCGGTGTTCACAGCTATCTCGACGGCTCCCCCACCCCCCGAGCCGGATGTCTCGTATATTTGAAGCGCACCGGTTTTTCTAATCGCGAACATATACCCGACGCCTTGTGCGGCGTTGGTGTCGGTCGTGATCGGCGTATCCAGGTTGGTGATACTAACCCATGAAAAACGATCAGCGGCAAATGCGCTCTCAAACTTAACCTTGTAGTCGATCACCACTGACGGGCATGTCTCCGCACCGCCTAGCGGGCTTGCCCATCCCATGAGCGAGCCTCCCCATGTATTGCCAGCGTCGAGGTCCATGCCCCAATAGTCGCTTGAGTAAAATTCCCCCCTGCCGCCGTTCCCGCCAGAAGATGACGAAGCTTGATGCCCATGGTACCAAGTCTGCAAATCGAACGGGTCCGCAGTGAGCCGGGCGATCCCCCTGACGTAGATTTCATCGTCGGTGAACACGCCGTCACAATGGGACGCGACAGCAGCAATACTGGTCCGGTCGTTCAGCGCGTAGACGGAGACCTTGAGGCCGGCGGCGCGGAGCGCATCCATCTGCGCCGTGCTGGTGGCCGACGCTACCCCGATCCATCGGTAGCCGGTGGCGGCAAGGGCCGCAGGCGTTGGGCTCCCCGCGTATGTCCCATAGAGCATCATCGTCGGATAGCCGGCCGTGATCGCCGCGCTCAGTTCCGACTCGGTAAATGACTGTACGATCGCCATATCCTTGGCGATCCCATACCGCTGCAACAGGGATACGATCGCAGCGCCGCTGCCGATATTCTTCGCCTCGGGGCCGATCAGCACCTTGTTCCCAAACTCGGCCAGCACCTCCGCGAGAAACGGCGGGCGGGTGTCCGCCTGGACGGTCGTTCCCAAGAGGTCGGATGCGTCTACGACCAGCCCATCCCACTGCATTGACGAGAAGTCAGCGGTGTTGCCGCTGGAAGTCGTAGTCCGGTCCACAGTGGCGTCGTGCATTATCCCAAGGGAGCCGTCCCTTAGAAGGTATGTGTCGCACTCGATGAACTGCGCGCCCGCCGCTACCGAACGGCGATAAGCGTCCAGTGTGTTCTCCGGGTAGACCGAAGGCAGCCCCCGATGCGCAAAATAAATGAAGCCGGCGTCCTCTTGGGCATAGATGCCCGTTGGTGACGACACGTTAGCTAGGAGAACCATCCAGTCCGCCAGCGTCCTCGGCGTAGAAGAACCGGTGGGGAAGACAGCGCCTCCGGAGACATTCCATGGCGTGACCATGGCCCCGCCGAGAGCCAGCGTCTGGCTTTCGCGTTCAGCAGTCGTCGCCATGTCTGTCTCCTAAATCAACCGAACGGGGTCTGCCCGCCGAGGTCCGCCGGCGGCCTCATCGGCTGGCGCATGCCGGCTACGTCCCGCGCCGCACCCGCCACATCCCGGAACGCCGCGGCACGATCCCTCGTCGCGCTGGCGTCGACCGTCGCGGCCTCGGCGCCGATCTTGTCCGCCTCGGCGTTCACCTTGCGGGCCTTGCCCTCGGCCTCGACGACCTTGATCTGCATGACCTGCTCGTCGAACGGCCTCGGCTTCGCCGCCTCTTCCATCCGGTCGAGGATCTTCTTCTTCTCGCTGGCCGGGAGGTTGCTCGCCATGACCAGAACGTCCGGGGGAACCTGAGCCCCGCTCTGCGCAAGCGCCTGAAGCGTCTCGAAGGTGTCCTGCATGACGTTGAGCGTGTCCGGCCCCTCGTCGAGGATGATATCCACGTCCAGGGTGTCGATGCCGCCCGTGTCCATCGCTTGGCCGTCAGGACCGACGCTGACCAGCTTCGGCTGGCCCGTCATCGGGTCGACCTGCATGACGTTGAGGCCCATGAACTTGGCCGCGCCCTCGTCGTCCGTCACCCTGATCCAGCGCTCGGCCGACCAGTTGTTGCGGATCGTGTTCCAGACAGCGCGGTAGACCCTGATTTTCCAGTCGCGGTTCGAGATGATGCCGGGGCCAAGCTCCGCGGTGCCGGCCTGCTGCAGGAGCGCGATCGCCCGGCCCGACTTGTTCTCGAGGCCCTGCCCGATGAGGGCCGGGTTCGGGCCGAAGTTCTCGATCTCCGTCTTGACCTCGGCAATGGCCTCGTTGATGGCGTTGATGTCCGCCATCGTGCGGGCGTCATCGAATTCGAAGCGGAAGCCGCGATTGACAACAATCACGCCATCTGCGCGCACGGCCTCCTTGCGAGCCGTGTCCACATCCATCACCGCGCTTTCTTCCATGATGACGCGGCGGGTGTTGATCAGGTGCGCCCGCTTGCTGACGAGCATGTTCAACTCGTCAATCAGCGTCTTGAGCAGGCGGAGGTAACCGTAGCGGTCGCCGTCGTGGTCGACGTTCACCGAGCCAACGACGTAGCGGCTCGTGGTCTTGCCCTTCTCGTCATGGAACGGCGAGGCGATGGACTTCAGTTTCGTGTCGCCGCAGTACCAACAGCACACCCACTCGCCCTTGCGAATGTGCCAGTGCTCGACGAGGAAGATTCGCTTTTCGTTGCTGTCCGTCCACTTCAACTCGCGGTCGCGCTGCTGCCAGCTCTCGGCGCCAGTCCCCGTTGAGACGAGGCTGTCGATCTCGTCCTCCTTGTCGGGGAACATCTCCTTGGCGACTTCGACGTGAACCCACTTCGCAACGCCCATGAACCGGGCATCCGAGAAGTCGTAGCGGAACGAACGCGGGTCGTAGAAGAACGTGTCGTTGTCGAGTTCGTTGAGCCCGATGTCCGGGTCGCCCTGGTCCCCCTCTATCAGGTCAAGTTCCAGCCCGAAGATGCCGTTGATCGCGCCGTCGCGTGCTTCGTTCGCCGCCAGCGCCGGCCAGTTGTTGGCGTCAAGGACGTAGCGCACGGCGCCGGTTGCCGTCTCCGCGCCTTCCTCGTGCTTCGGCGTGCGGGGATACGCCTTCGGGTCTTGCCGCATCCGCTCAAGGAGGCCGACGACGCCGTTGATCTTCCGAGAGGCCTTGTCGCGGATCGTCGCCGGCTGGCCGCGATCCTGGAGCGTCTTCAGTTGCGCCGAGGTAAGCTGGTCGCCGTGGTAGTAGTGGCGGTGAAGGCGCTGTTCCTCGATCTCGGCTGTCTTCGAGGACAGGAAATCCGTGTACTGCTTGCGGAGTTCGGCGACGGTGCTGCCTTCGTCCTTGTCGCCGGCAGACGTGGCACTGCCTCCGCTCGACACGCCACGGCCGGACGACCCGTAGCCTGACGGGGAGGTTGCGACGCCAACGGCCATCAAAGAACCATCATGTTCGACTGGTCGCGCGGGGCGCGGGGCTTGTAGTCCGTGAACTTCGGCTTCTCGCCGGCCTTCGGCCGCGTGCCGCTCACCATCTTGTCGAGCAACTGTCCGACAAGGCCCAAGGCGTCCACCTGGTCGTCATGCTTGCCAGCCGGGAAGTGGAGCAGTTCCGATCGGAGTTCCGCCAGCCACGGCGCGTTGCGGGGCACATACAGCCCGTCGAGCGCCACGCGACCCCGGATGCTTTGCGCCCGGATTGCCTTGTCGCCCCGCGTCGGGAATGCCTCGCGGTGGACGAAGGCCTGACGAGCCCGGGAGCGAACGTCGATCAGCGGGCCGACGCCGGACGCGATCTGGCCTTTTTCCTCGGCCCAGCCGATGGGCTTCCATTCCTTGACGAGATCGCAGAAGGCCTCGACCCAGACATCCGAAGCCGCTTGGCGTCGCCAGATATCCAGTAGATACATTCGCCCGTCGGCGTCGAGCCCCACCACGGCGTGGACGGTGTAGTCTCCCCCGTCAGCGGTAACGGCGTAGTCCGATCCGCCATAGACCTGCATCTCCGATCGCGGGGGAAGCGCGTCGTATGTCCTGAACCAGTCGGCCTTGAAATAATCGCCCTCTTCCGGCGCCGGGCGCTGCTGGTAGAGCGCGCTCCAGAACCGTGGCAGCGAATTGCGCTGGATGCGCTCAAGCGCCTCGATCGGATAGGCCTCGGGCCACAGCGCCTTGCCCTCGGCGTCGATCGCCGGGAGATCGACCACTTCCCACTTGTCGCCGCCTGCCGCTTGCTGCGCCAGGAGCCGGCCCGACAGGTCATCCTCGTGCATTCGATGGTTGATGACGACAATCGCGCCGCCGGGCTGGAGCCGGTTATAGGCCGTGCCGGTGTACCACTCCCAAACGTTTTTGCGGGTTAGCTCGCTCTGCGCTTCCGCCATGTTGGCGAACGGGTCATCGATGAGCAGCACGTCAGCGCCACGGCCCATGAACTGCCCGCCGACGCCGAGCGAGTAGTAGATGCCGCCGCGGTTCGTGTGCCACTTGTTGCGGGCTTGGCTATCTTCGGCCAGCCGCGTGTCGAAGAGCGCCGCGTACTCAGGGCTCTGGATCAGGTTGCGAACGTCGCGGCCGAAGTCGCTGGCGAGGTCCGCCGATGCCGAGACCGAAGCAATCTGCTTTTCGGGATGCCTGCCGAGGTAGAAGGCCGGGAACCGACGCGAGGCCAGTTCCGACTTGCCATGCCTCGGCGGCATGAGAAGCATCAGCCGGTCGCACTCGCCGCGATCCACCCTTTCAAGATGCTCTGCAACGATGCGGTGATGCGAGGAAGTGGCGTACCGGCCGAACGTGTACTCAGTGAACCTTATCAGGCTTTCCGCCGCGTCCGTCCTTCGCAGCAGTTCCGTTGCTGCCTGCGCGGGCGTCATTGAGGAACGCGACCAGTTCCGAGCGGGACCAGTCTGTTGCATCGCGCTTGTCATCGATGGTCACGGTGGACTCTTGCGCGGGCTTGCCGTCGAGACGGTCGGCGATCTGCGCAATCGCCTGCATGTTGCCGTCGGTGGCATCCTCGATGAGGCGGCGCGCTATGCGGCGAAGGGCCTTGTGGTCAGGGCCGGCAGCGGCGATCTCAAGCCTCAGTGCTTC